GCCTGCTAGACGCAATTACCTCTGGCAATCTGTTGTTTTACACCGATATCACGACCTCTAAAACCATTGAGTCTGGCGACATCTTCAAGATTGCTGCTGGCTCGTTAAGCGTTACGCTTGCCTAATGTCTCTCACGTTAGAACAACTGGATCAACTCGGCACGCTGGATTCAATGCCGCAGTATCCGTTGGATGCGACGTGGTATGTAGATAAAGTTTGCGGTCCGTGGTCGGTAGACTCAATGGACGCATTTGGAACTTTAGATTCTCTGAACCTGCCAATGGATTCAGAGGCTTGGGGAACCGCCTGCATTTACTTTGACGCCCCGGCAAGTTTCACAGCGTCGGCAACCGTTACGGCAGAAGGCGAAAAAGTTACGGAATTCGCAGTAGATTTTGTAGCTTCTGGAACGATGCAAGCCGGTGCAATTGCTATCCGCACCGCACAAGGACTAATTACGGCGTCAGGAACCATGACGGCTGTAGGCGGGCTAGAAAGGCTTGCAGAAGCCGCCATGATGGGCGTGGGTAGCATGACCGCAGGGGGAAGCCTTGTCAGGTCAGCAGAAGCCCAAATAACGGCCTCTGCAACCGTTTCTGCAAGCGCATTTAGGATCACCACGGCAGAAGCACTGATCACCTCTGCCGGAACATTGGTAGTAACCCCAAGTCGGGTGCGTCTAGCCGATGGCGCGATGTCTGCGACCGGAACGCTTGTAGGCGCAGGAGACCGGATACGGACGGCAACGGCAGCAATGTCGGCCACCGCAACGGTAACGGCTACGGGTGGATTTGACGCCTCTGGCTCGGCAAGCATTGTGGCTACTGGCTCCATGTCTGTAGCGGCCAACGCTACATTTGCGGCAACGGCAACTGTCTCGGCAAGCGGCACTCTAACGGTAATCGGCAAGATTCTCGGAGAGGATTGGACTAACGTGACGACCGGACCCAATACTTGGACAACGACTTCTGCGGGACCAAATACTTGGACGCCCACAAATATCGGAACAAACTCTTGGACGCCTGTTTCGTCAGGCTCTAACAACTGGACAACGAATACGGCTGGAAACAACACATGGCAACTAGCAGGGTAAGTTTCGGAGAATGGCTACCAGACCAGCCCGGACTGACGGGAACGGTCAAGGAAGCCCTAAATGTGTCGCCGCAGGCTGTCGGATACGGCCCTATGCGCTCGCCTGTTGATTACTCGCAGGCTGCCTCAGAAAGCATTAACAACGTAGTGGCTGGCAGAAACCCAGCAACTGGCCTCACAGAAGTTTTTGCTGGTGGCGCAACAAAGTTATTTAAGCTCGATTCTGGTGACTTGTCTTTGGACGATGTTTCTAAAGCTGGCGGGTACACAACCCCAGCGGAACAAAAGTGGCGCTTTACACAGTTTGGTGATGTGCTGATTGCGGCCAATGGCGATGAGATTCTCCAATACTGGTTGCTTGGCACATCTACAGCTTGGGCAGATCTTGATGCCGCAGCACCAACAGCCAAATATGTCACCGTTGTCCGAGACTTTGTGGTTACCGGATACACAAGTTCTACAGACTCACAAAAGGTCCAGTGGTCGGCCATCAACAATGAATCAGAGTGGACCCCAACCGCCACCAACCAAGCCGACTTTCAGGTCATCCCTGACGGTGGTGCTGTTCAAGCAATTACGGGTGGTGAGTTTGGCCTTGTGCTGATGGAAAAATCCATCTACCGGATGTCTTACGTTGGAACCCCAGCAATTTTCCAGTTTGACAACATTTCGCGTAATCTAGGATGCTTTGAGCCGAACTCTGTTGTTCAGTATCAAGGCATTACCTACTTTTTAGGGGACGATGGCTTCTATGCGTGCAACGGTACTCAAGTGGTGGGAATCGGTACAGAGAAAGTTGACCGATATTTCTTCAGCGATCTCGACGAGGCTTACTCGTATAAAATCTCGGCTACGGTCGATCCGATCAAAAATCTAATCATTTGGGCTTATCCATCATCCGGAAGTAACGGGACGGTGGATAGCATGATGATTTATAACTTTGAGATCCAGCGATGGACTCATGCAGAAACAACCGCTGATTTTGTGGCCCAATCTGCTACTCCGGCCTACACATTAGAGGCTTTGGATGTCTTTGGAACGCTTGACACGCTAACTTCTAGCCTTGATTCGCGTATCTGGACGGGTGGTAAGTCGCAGTTTGTAGGTGGGAATGGGGCAAAAATTGTCACATTTTCTGGCGTCAACCTCACCGGAACCATTAACACCGGCGATATTGAGATCCCTGGCTCCTATAGTATGCTGAACATGAGCCGCCCGCTTGTTGATAATGGTGGCGCATCTGTAGCCTACGCAAGCCGTAACCGCCTTGCAGACGCCGTGACATTTAGCGCATATAGCGCGGCCGATAGCGAAGGCAGAGCCGCTTTTAGGACGACTGGCCGCTATCACCGCCTGTCAATTCAGCCGTCTGGGTCGTGGACAACGGCAATTGGCATTGATTACGACATCGTGCCAGCAGGTGTGAGATGAATTTTAGGGTTTTACCGTATCAGGGTGGATCGCCTCGTGAGATTTCCGAGGTGGTCAACAACATTATGAACGGCAAGACCAACAATACCGGCTCTGTAACGCTTGCCACGGGTGGCGCTACCACGACCACCATCACGGATGCTCGGATTGGTGGCGATTCCGTGGTGATCTTGGTTTCAACCTCTCAGACTGCTGCAAGCCAAGAGTTTCCGTATGGCTCTTTTAGCAGTACGGCCGACCAAACGATTGCCAGTACGACAACTGCTTACGCCATGACGTACAACACCACGGATTTTTCCGACGGTGTAAGCGTGTCCAATAGCTCAAGGTTGGTTGCTGGATTCTCTGGAATTTACAACTTGCAATTTAGCGCACAACTTTTGAACGCTAACGTGCAGATTCAAGATGCAAGTATCTGGTTTCGCAAAAATGGAACCGACATTGCCAACTCTAACAGTCAGTTCTCTGTGCCCAACAGTCATGGTGGCGTAGACGGAGCCTTGATTGCCGCGCTAAACCTGTATGTGGATTTAGCAAAAGACCAGTATGTAGAAATTATGTGGTCGGCCACAAGTACCGATGTTTCTTTGCAGGCGATTCCAACACAATCAAGCCCAACCCGCCCTGCAACACCGTCAGTAATTGCAACCATGTGTTATGTGTCTACCAACGGATACACCAGCAACATTTACTTTGACCCATTTGTGTCAGCAACCGCAAACGGCAGCGCGACAATTTCTCACGCCCCGAATACGATTGCTGGCAAAACCCTTGATTACGTTATCGTAGGATAAAAACATGGCTATTACCGCTCAAGACGTCACCAACTATCTGCAAGCCAATCCCGGTATGTCTGATGCCCAGATTGCCGCCGCCATGCAGCAATTCAATGTATCTCCAGAGTTAATGGCGCAGGCTACAGGGGTTCCGTTAGCCGATGTGCAATCTCGATATTTTCAGGCAACACTTCCCGCCCCGCTTCCTCCAAGCACTCCTAGCGGCACAGGATCACGAATTGATCCCGCACTCATGCCATACTTGCAGATGGGCTTGCAACGTGCCCAGCAACTCTTTTTAACGGGCCAACAGCCACAATTCTTTCCTGGGCAAACCTACGTTTCCCCGAGTGCACAGACCCTCCAAGCCCTATCCCAGCAGGAAGCCGCCGCAGGAGCCGCCCAACCGCTATTTGGACAGGCACAGCAGGCTTACCAAGCATCACTTGGGCAGATTGGTCAGACTGCCGCTGGTGGGTTCCTGCAAGGTTCTCCCTATCGCCAGGCAATGATTGAATCGGCCACGCGCCCGCTTCAACAGCAGTTCGAGTCACAAATCCTGCCGGGCATTTCCTCGGGATTCTCGCGTGCTGGCCGTTACGGTTCCGGCGCAATGCAACGGGCTGTCGGACAGGCTTCCGAGCAGTTTGGTCGGGCTTTAGGTGATGTCGCAACCAATATCGCTTATACCGACTATGCCCGTGAGCGTGCCGCCCAACAGCAAGCACAGGTCCAGCAGGCTGCTCTAGCACAGGCCGCACCAAGTTTCTTTACCGCAGGACTGATGCCTTCTCAAACCCTTGCTCAAGTCGGAGCCGCAAGAGAAGCCATCGCCGCCCAGCCTCTGCAAGAGCAAATGCAACGCTTCCAATTTGGTCAACAACTGCCGTATCAGCAACTCCAAGGATTCTTGTCAAGCGTATACGGAACCCCGATGGGATCGTCGCAATACGGCCAAATCCCGCAGGCACAGACAAACCGCCTCGGCCAAGCCGTAGGTCTAGGAACGCTTGGATTCTTGGGTGGTCAGGCTTTAGGTGGGGCACAAGGTGGAGCAATTGGTGCTGGTCTTGGTGGTCTTTTGGGATACTTTGGATAAATGGCACTCACAGCAGATCAAGTAAGGTCATTTCTACTTGCCAATCCTGGGCTAACTGACGCTGAAATTGCGTCTTTGGCAAACCAGTATGGTGTATCCGCGCAGACGCTTTCTGAGGCAACAAGCGTTCCGGTAGCACAGATTGAGCAACGGGCTACAGCAGCAGGTGTTCCGCTTGGTCTTTTATCAACCGAACCTGCTGCACCTACTCCTACCACTCCGTCCGTCACGCCAAACCAAGTATTGCCAGAAGATGTAAGAAAAGCATTTGAATCGCAGAATCTTACGCAGGATCAGTACGATACTCTTGCTCGCTATTTTGGCAATCCGTTGTTGATGGATGAGGCTACAAGAGATCCAAATAAACCAACAATTAAAGAGTATGTAAACAATAACCGTAGTGGTTATGAGTTTGCTTCTTTTGCGGCAACCCGCAGCACTCAACATGGCGGCGCATTTGGAACAGCCAATGAAAAAGAACAACTAGGCAAATTAGGCGCTCTTGTTGCTCCTTATATTGGTGCTGAGTCTGGCCCCATCAAAGGCGATGCAGAGGGTGGTTTATATGTAAGCGGTCCGGGTGGCGCAGATATTCCGCTGACATCTATTGGAGATAACAAATATCTCGCTACCATTGGTAGGCCATTATTCGGGCAGGACAAGACAAGATATAACGTTGGAATTGAATACACGCTCGATCCCAATACCAATCAGCTTCGAATCAGCAACCCAAGTATTCAAGCATTTCAGACCACAAGCGATGGAGATTTCTTCAAACAAGCATTTAGCCTGCTTGCTCCTATTGCTCTTACATCGTTTTTTCCTTGGTTAAGTTCTTCCATAGGATCGGCACTTGCTGGCGGGGCAAGTGCAGCTACACAAGCCGCAATTGGAAACGCAGTTTTGTCAGGATTAACAACCGGCGCAATAACTGGCGATGCAGAAAAGGCGTTGATTGCTGGAGCATTGGTTGGTGGCGGGACTTATGCAACTGAGTCTGGATTGCTTGGCGATATTATGGATTCCACGGGTCTTGGTGATTTCCGTGTAAACCTTAACATCCCTAATACCTCAACCGTTACAAACATTCCCGGCATTGATGGATTTGGCGCTGTCGCAGACGAGGTTGGTGGCGGCTTATTAAGCGAAGCAACAACACCGCCTGTTGTAACCGAAGGTTTGTTAGATGTTCCAACATTGGTTACACCACCGGCAGATCAGATTGTTACTCCCGTTTCGCCTGCTGACCCGTCAAATGTGCTTGAGTATGGGTATCCAACAGATGTTATTACACCACCAACGCCGCAAAACGTACTTGAGTTTGGATTTCCGCAACCAGAAACACCATTTACTCCTGCTCCGGCAGATGTAATACCGGGTTACGCAACTCCCGAAAATGTGTTTGAGTATGGGTTTCCCGAACCGCAGACACCGTTTGTGCCAGCGCCAGCAGATGTAATTCCTGGCTATGCTACGCCTGAGAATGTATTCGAGTACGGATTCCCAGAGCCGCAAACACCGTTTACACCCGTTCCGGTAGACGTAATTCCAGCATCAAATATCAAGCCAACAGATGCATTACGGGCTGCCAGCACATTACAGCAGTTAGCACAACAACCACAGCCTCAAGCCCCACAGACACCCGAGCAAACGGGTCAGTCAGGACCACTAGGGGTAGATTACGCAGGGCTTTTGAATCTACTAGCAAGCCAAGCAAGAACAACCGGACTGTTGGGTACAAGATTCCAGCCAACACCTGTAAACTTATCTAGTCTTTTAGGATAACCTCATGGCGACATTACAAGACATTCTCGGTGGCGGTCTTCCGCCCGGGCTACTTACACCAGAGCAAGAAGCCGCAGCCGTACAGCGGGCACAAAACGCCGGACTGCTCAACTTTGCCTTTGGTGCGTTGCAAGCATCCCGTGGGCAACCCGGACAGCGTGCGCCTAGTCTGGCACAAGTTATCGGTCAGGCAGGTCCGGTCGGTGTGGCGGGCTATCAGCAGTCGTTTGAGAATACGCTTGCAAACACTCTTCGGGGTATGCAGGTTGCGGATATGCGCCGCAGACAAGCCGAAGAAGAGCGAGTAAGGCAGGCTCGGGCTACATTTGAACAACAACTTTCTGGAGCTACCCGCACCCTGCCAACCGCGGGCGCTTTTGCCGCGCAACAGAGCAATATCGCACCCGAGCAGTTAGAAGGAATGTCTGCCCAGCAAGTAGCCCAACAAGCAATTCAAGCTGGCCTGCCTACACAACAGGTTACAGATCAAGCAGCGGCAGATCAGGCCGTTTTAAATTATTTGCGTGTGGCTGCTCCTACCGAATATGCAAAATTGCTTGTCAGAGAGCCAAAAGCACCACCGGCTTCAATTCAGGAATACAACTTTGCCGTTAATCAAGGCTATAAGGGCACATTCCAAGAGTTTGTAAACGAGCAAAAAAGGGCTGGCGCTCCATCTACAAATATCACCCTTCCTGGCGACAAAAAAATGGCTGAAGTTTTGGGTGCTAAAGGAGCAGAAAGGCTTGATAATTCGCTCAATCAAGCGCAAGAAGCTCAAAGCACATTGCAAAACATTGCAGAACTTCGTCCAATTTTGGATCAGGGCGTGTTTTCCGGACCTCTCAGCGGAGCGCCTAGGGCAGTAGCTCAAATTGCAAGCCAACTTGGAATAACTGGCAAGGACACAAAAGAATTGCTAGAGCGTACTGCCGTTGCTATGCAGGGTCTAGCAAAGTTTGAACTGTCTGCCGCCGCCGCAATGCGCGGTCAGGGCGCAATTACAGAGAATGAGCGGATGTTGATTCAACGTGCCGCCGCTGGGCGCTTAGATCAGTTTACTGCACCTGAAGTCCAGGCTCTTTTAACTGCAATGGAAAAAACCGCAAACTTCAAAATTGCTTCTCACAATCGACAGTTAGATGTTTTGAAGAAGAGTTCCAGCCCAGAGGTAAGGGATTTGATTCCGTTTTACGAGCTTGCACCCTTAAATATCGCTCCTGCAAGCCGACAAAGTGGTTTGCCTGAAGGTGTCACCGTAAGGAAAAAATAATGTTTACTTACGAAATTACAATCCCTGGCAAAGGGACATACGAAGTTACCTCTAAAAATGAATTATCCGATACTCAGGCTTATGAGGCCGCATTAAGTCAGGTTCAGCAGGAGCCACAAAAAGGAACTGCCCGCAGAACCGCAGAAATTGTCACTAGGGGTGCTTTGCCTCCGGCGACAATGGCTGCCACCGGAGCGGCTTTAGGATCGGTTGCAGGGCCACCAGGAGCGGCTATTGGAGCGTTGGCAGGAGGCGTGGCAATCCCCGTTTCTGACTTCTTGGTAAGTCTTTATAACCTTACCCAAAAAGAAGGCGTAAAACTGCCTTCCACAGCCATTTCAGAGATGTTAGATAGTCTCGGACTTGCCCGCCCAGAAAGCCGTGGTGAGCGGATGATAGAAGCGGGTGCTGGAGCGGTTACCGGAGCAGGTGCTCAAGTTCCTGCTTTAGCAAGGTTAGCAACTACCGCTACGCAACCCGTGGTTCGCGGTGTGGCACAGCAAGCTGCTCAAGCACCAGCAGCCCAAATTGCTACCGCCGCACCAGCCGCCGCTACCGCACAATTGGTTGGCGAGGCAACCGGAAGCCCAATTGCAGGATTGGTTGCCGGAACAGCGGTTGGAGCCGCTCCCGGTGTTCGTCCCGGCCGTGTTGAGCCAGGCGCTGGGAAGGCCCAGTTAACATCACAAGCCGCATCAGCGTACCGTTTGGCTGATCGAGCAGGCTTAGTAGTCAAAGACACTTATGTTCAAAACATGGCTTCCACCCTCCGTAAAGAAGCCGCTGATCTTGGTTTTGATCCTGGTTTGCATCCCAAGGTTGCTGCTGTAATTAACCGTCTGGAATCAGAAGGAACATCACCAAAAACTCTAAAAGAGTTAGAAACCTTACGGAGAATTGTTCGTTCGCCTGAAGGCGATTTTACAAATCCGGATCAGCAACGCATTGCTGGGGTAATGGTTGATAAGTTTGATGATCTTGTAGAAAACATTGGTAAACCAAACATTCTTTCCGGCGATGACAAGTTAGCCATCTCCGCGCTTAAAGAAGCCCGCAAAGTTTATGGGCAAAGTAGACGCCTAGGAATTATTGAGGATTTAGTAAACAAAGCAGACATCAGTTCCGGCCAATATAGTCAATCTGGTATGGATAACGCCCTGCGTGTTCAGTTTGCTGCGCTTGCTAAGAATAATAAGCGTATGGCCGCATTTACCCCAGAAGAGCGCGCTCAAATTGAAAACATTGCCAAAGGCGGTGGAACCGGAGAACAGATGCTGAGATTTGTCGGCAGGTTCTCAGTTCGTGGTCCAGTTACGGGTCTTGCAACGGGTGGTGCTGTAGCAATTGAGCCAGTAATTGGTGGCTCGCTTGCAATTGGCGCAGAAGCATCTCGACGCGGTGCAGAAGCACTACGCCAACAAAATGTTCAGCGCCTAATGGAGCAGATTAGCCTTGGAAGAACGCCAGAAAGCCGCGCCTTTGAATTACTGCCCGCAACAACAATTCGTGGGTTGTTATCCTCTCAATATGGAATGGAGTAAGAAATGCCCAAAGTAAAAATCAGCGAATACTCGCAAACCGCAGCCAATAACACCGACATCAACAGCATTAACCTTGCAGAAGGTATGCTGCCGTCGGATGTGAATAACGCCATCCGAGAGTTGATGAAGCAGCTCAAGGACTTCCAAGTTGGCGCACAGGGCGATCCGGTAACGATTGGTGGCAACCTCGTGGTCAGCGGCACAAGCAACCTAGTTGGAACCACGGTAATTGACGGGCTGACATTTCCTGTTGCAGACGGCACAAACGGCCAGTTTATTCGCACCAATGGCTCGGGAACCCTGAGCTTCGCTACTGGCGGCGATGTTGCTGGACCCGCATCGAGCACAGACGGAAACATTGCGGCGTTTACCGGAACATCCGGAAAGATCATCAAGGACAGCGGTAAGGTTCTGCCCAGCGGAACCATCGTCGGCACTTCTGACACCCAGACGCTGACGAGCAAGACCTTGACCGACCCAGCAATTATCGGAACGATCCTTGAGGACGTTTACACCATCACCGATGGCGCTGCTTTTGAGATTGATCCTGGCAACGGTTCTATTCAGCTAATCACCCTTGGCGCAAGCCGTACTCCTAAAGCTACAAACTTCTCTGCTGGAGAGTCTGTGGTGCTGATGGTCGATGACGGAACCGCTTACACACTAACCTGGACTGATGCAACCTTTGGCGGGTCTGGTGTAGTATGGAAAACCAACGCTGGCGTTGCACCAACATTGAATACTAGCGGTTATACAGTCATCACACTTTGGAAGGTAGGCACACAGGTCTACGGCGCTCGTGTTGGTGACGCTTAAGGAATAACCATGCTTAATAAAAAAGCACTTTCTGCTGCATTAGGAGTAACTGCTCCAGATACGGACAGCAATTTTAAGCAGACCGTATTGCTATTGCATGGCGACGGCACTAACGGCGCTCAAAATAATACGTTTACAGACGGCAGCACCAACAATTTTACCATTACTCGAAACGGCAATACAACGCAAGGCACGTTCTCGCCGTTCTCGCAGACTGGATGGAGCAATTATTTTGATGGCAGCGGTGACTATTTAACTGTTCCAGATAATGCAGCATTTGCTTTCGGCTCTGGAGATTTTACGATTGAGTGTTGGTTGTATAACTCTGGAACAGATGGATTTATTTGTGCCCAGACAAACAACTCTGACGCAAACGGAAGTGCGTTTGTACTATATATAACAAGCGGAGCGTTAAATGCTCTTGTATATTATGGTGGCGGATCTTTTATATCAATTACTGATTCGGCAAGTTTTCCATTAAACCAATGGGTTCATGTTGCTCTTGTTAGGTCATCATCA